ATTATTTAGCGGGAAAGAGTTTACGAGTAGGTGCAGTAGTATGGTTTACATTTGCAACGTTAGAAGGTTTTACACCTAATTGAGCACCAAAGAAGTTTTTAGGTTGCTCTTTAGGTTCTTCCTGTACTTTAGCAGCTTCATTTTCAGCTTGAATAGCTTCAGCATGTTCTACTTCTGGTTCAGGAATAGGTTCTTCTACTGCTGCATCTTCAGTATTTTCTGTTGGTTCAGATAATTGTTTTGAAGCAATAGACTGAATAGCTTTGTCCGTATTTTCTAACATTTCTACATATAACGGATGTGAAGATGCACGTTGTTGTAAAGAATCAGACATTGAATCTACTAGGTCTAATAATGCATCATAGTTTTTATATTGAGCATTATCAGTAAGTAATTCTAAGAATTTCTTCCAATCTTCTAAATCTTGACCAGAAAGTTCTTCATGTTTTACTTTTGGTTCATCTTGTACTTCTTCACGCCATGCAGTATTTGTAGGTTTAACGTTAGTGCTTTCTGTCTTCACTTCTCGTAAGTCAGATACACCTACTACATCAAAATCTACGATAGCAGATAAACCATCTTTACTACGCATACCTTGTAGGTCAAAGCCTTTTACTTTTACAGGATGACCTGTTACAAAGCTACTGATAAACGTTTCAATAGCTTGTTCAATTTCATGTTCTTTAAGTTCTAGTTTCATTCGCTTTCTCCAATTCAATTAAGAGTTCAAGATAGTGTTTAGCTTTTTCTAAATCTTGAACTCCATTTTTATTTTTCCATCTGGTTACGTATTTAATAACGTTACCTTCAAAATAACCAATATTATTGGCATGGATGTATTCTACTGGTTGGATAGCTTGAGATTTGTAATGAGACCCGCCTATTTGCGTCTCTAAAGCTGTTTTTTCCATAATTAGTAGTCTTAGTTGAGTGAAAAGTAAAACCCCCTAGAATCGCTTCTAAGGGGCTTATTTTATTTAAGAGTAATTTCTACTCTAGGATTGTCTTTGTCTACACCGCCATATCTGTATATAACTTCTTTAATGTAAATGTAGTTATCATCAGGTAATTTACCTAACTCTACTAATGCATCACAAAAGTATTTATCTATAACACAACATACATTTGATATATCAGTTTTTCTTAATGAACCAAAGAATACAGTATAAGTAATACTTACTTTATTGAATACAGGAAGTTGCTCAATCTGTTCCTTCATAATAGCTTTATATGAAATCTTGCTATCACTTAGCTTATGATAATGAGCGTTTCTATACTGGTTCAAATTCAGTGTCATTTCTTTGGTTCTAAGGGGCGATATTAAAGTGTACATCAACCAATACCTAATTTACGAGTAGTACCAGCTTTTGCAGAAGCACCTTTGACTTCTTTGAATTTATCATCGGTTTTGTCTTTCCAACGTGCTAACCATTTTTCAGCAAATTCAAATGGAATTTCGTTTGCAGCTTCATCAAAAGTATAAGCTTCACCTGCGTCTGAGATACCGAAGATTTTATCAATATCGTTAGTAAAACGTTCTTCATTTACTGGTTCATATTCACCAGTAGATGGAGATTTTTCACGTTTGTTTTCACGGATATGTTTGATAGCAAGAGCTACTGTTTGACCGAATAATGCAACCGCTGCATTTACTTCAGTTGGAACTTCTTTCTTAGCATCGAAGTTATAAAGCTGTAGTACACGAGTTTCCATAGGAATTTCTAATACACTTTTACCAGCTACTAATGCACATAAGTGGTTAGCTTGGTTAAAGCCAGCTAAGTTATGTGGATTACCATCTTTATCTAAATAGAAGGTATTACCTTTTTTATCTGATAACCAGAATGTAGTGGTGAATGGATATGGGTCTTTACCATCTTGTAAGATGTTAAATTTAACGACTAAACCCATTGCACCGTTCTTAGAAGTAGTACCGTAAGCATAAGCGATTTCAGCTTGATAAATGCCAGATGGAAGTGGTTGATAACCTCCGCCAATACGGTCAGACTTTTCTTCCATTGCTGCTTGGTTTGTTTTTAAGTTGTTAAACATGTTTTTTCCTTAATAATTAACGTAGTTTTAGTTTTGTGCATCAATAAGTTTATCAAAATGGTTCATCACCAGTTGGATATCATTATCAATGTAGGTTTGGTTCAAATCCCATGTACCGAAATCTGAACGAATTCTTCCTAATGCGAAGTCATCAGTTTGTTGAGTAACGAAAGCATATTTAGCTTTACGTTCTTGTGGACTGATAGTGAACTGTTCTGGATTAACAAATTCACCTTCGTCTAAAAGTTTTTGTGCTAAAGCAGTAGGAATTTTAGTCGTATAGATAACATGGTTAAACCATGCTTCATACCCATGCTTAGCTTCTGAGCCTTGCAACGGGACACGATATTGTTTCATACCTGTATTAGGACCTGTCATAACAGTTTCTTCTTCGTTATGAGCAAGAATAATCCATTTTTTAGTGGAGTTACCTACTGTTTGTTGCATGAATCGCTGGATAAACTTAGCATAGTCACCCCATCCGACTTGAGTATTGGACATATTGTCAATAACTTCAGAGACGAACATTTTCATCAAGAAGTTAAAGCCATCAAGTACACAATATTCGATGTTAGGCATTTCTTCTACTGCAGCAAAGAATTCTACTACTTGGTCTGGATGAGTAATAGCATCTGTTGTAGTAGTAAAACGTTTAGCCCAAATAGGGGTTTTACCGGCTTCACAACAAATGTAAGCTACAGATTTAGGATTAGGGTGATTTAAGGCTAAATTCCGCAAACTAGTAGTTTTACCAGTTGCGGTTAAGCCTGCGATTAAGATGTGATATGCAGACATTAAATTTCCTTGTATCTATTTTTGATTGAAGTAAACACCGTTGATTGAATCTCAGATTCATCCAATGGGTTGTCTATTTTATCATTTAATTGATATAACTTCTCTAGAATTTCATCTGGTGTAAAACCATTGTCTAATAGCATAAAGCCATACTTAGCAAAGGTATTATTACGTGAACCATCTTGCATTCTAGAAGCGAACCATCTCTCTAGAGCAGTTAAGTTTTGTAGAGATACCTGAGCTTTACGGTATTCTGATTCTCGACTGGTTCTAGGGATAAATGGTAATACATCAAATAATTGACCAGAATTTTTATAGATAGTAGTACCGGATGTACAAGCCCATTTACGACTACGTTGGAATGTACCTTCATCTAGTTCAAATGGACACCATTGAGCAACGTTTTCCATGAATTGTTTAAATTCATCAGCATCTAGTTTAAGTACATAATTAGTCGGTAAAATAATACGGAATCTATCTTTGGTTTCACCATGCTCATCTGGGACTTGATGACGTTTGGTAGTATGAATAATGTATTCATAATCACTTAATAGATTCTGTACTGCTTGAAGGCTGATACCTCCATCTACATCAAGAACTACGCAGTTAAAACCTTCTTCCATATCTTTTTCAGAACGATGACCGTTCTTAGTGTGATGGTTCGTCCAGTTAAAACCGCCTTCAGGTAATAGCGTATCGAAATCTTTTTCCCAATCAATTTCGACATTTTCATACCCTTCTGCATAATCATCTGAATAAGCACAAATGATTCGAGATAGGTCTGTTTCTTTTAAGCTTTCACCTGTAAATAGTTCTACACCATCTCTAAACGTTTTCTTGATAAGAATATTATTCTTATAGCCATAAGCAATAGCCATGTTCATCAGTTCATTCTTGGCTGAAACAGAGCCTTTATAGAATGGTAAGTTAGTAGTTAAATCTACTTGAGTTACTTCTTTACCATCCAATGAACCAATAAATTTAGCAAGACGCTCATATGGTTTTTCACGCTCTAACATTTGACGAAGTGATTCACCACTGTCTTCTGCAAAGCGAATAGCTTGATGTAAATCATCAATAGACATATCTAAACTTCCACGAAGGAAAGTATAGGCTGCTGCAAGTTTAAGAGCTTTAAAATATCTATGTGCCAATTCAGCTCTATAAACATCTTTATGTTCAGGAATATCCTGAGCACGATTCTCACAATCAATACGGTAACGTAATAATTCGATTGCAACATTTTCTGGTACAGTTACTACTGAACCAATTAAACCAGCTTGACATAAGCGTACCATTTGTCCAGAAATACGTTTAATTTCTGCATCTTGGTTCACTGCTGTTAAGCGTTGGTATAATTCTTCTGGTGTAAATTCAGTAATCGTACTAGATTTAGTAGATGATGCGAAGAAGCTACGTCTAGCGTAACCTGCTTCTAATAGTTCGAAGAATTTTTCTTCAACTGCACCGCCATCTAAAAGTTTGGATGGAGTACCAAACATTAATAAGTTTGTTGGAGTCTTTCCTACAAGCTCTTGGTAGCGTGTAGAAGTTTCCGTATTCTTAGTAAGCTTGTCTTTAATAAGACCTTTATCATATAGCTCTAAGAATGCAATTAATGGTTCATAGTTCTTATCTAAGTTAAAGCCAATTTCATCAATGAGTAGGTTTACACAACCTGCTTTAGCCAGAATAAGTTTATTTCTGAACTGTTTAATAGCTGGTGTAGTAGCTTCACTAAATGAAAATTTAAACGCACCATAAGATTTGAACTCTTTATTGAGTTTCTCTTCAGCTTCTGTCTGAGAGATTCCTAAATATTGTGCACGTTTAATAGCTTCAAGGTCTAATCTACTTTGAGCAAATTTAGGGAATACTTCATACATAAAATGTTCACGGAATTCACCTAAGATTTGTTCTTCTAACAAGTTAGTAGAAAAACCTTTACCTGAACCAGAGTTAGCAACGGAAATTGCAAACATATTAATAGGTACTTCACCAGTAATGGGAGTATCTACTTTAATATCAAGCATTGACGGAACTAAAGAGAGAAAGTAATTAGCCTGCAATCGGAAGAATGTAGGATTACTATTCTGAGTCTTGGTTCTAAGGATTTCTACAATGCTTTCTACTAAAGGATTATATGTAAAACTTGAATAATCCATAATTTCCTCTGTTGAAAGGTAGATGGGGATTTAAGCAATCCCCAAGCTTTTGGTATGAGAAGTAGCCATCATTTGAGCAACTTCATTTGGGTTACAGTACGGACACATAAATGGGTCAGGCTTAAACTCAATCACATCACCTTGGTATCCGTTCTTAGCTCTATACGCTAGAGCTTCGTTCATTGTATCAAAGTTTTTAGTAGCTCGCTTACCTTCAGTATACCCTGTTTTAAAGTACTTGAAAGTACTTGGTTTAGAGAATAATTCTTTCTCTGAACAACATGGAATCTGTTCTAAAGGCATATGCCAGTATTTGTTCAGTTGTTTGAGTTTATTTCTGAGCCAAGCTTCAGTATCAGCTAAAGACCATAACTTATATTGCTTATAAAAGCATTTTGCTGGTGGATAATTTGGATTAGTCATAGAATCCAACTTACGCCAATCAGTAAAGATAAAATTAATCGTAATAGTATCTTTTGTAATAAGGTCTGGATTAAGCCAACGATAAATACTACCTTGCATGATGTACTTTTCATCATTGCAGCCACTTGTCCATGAGTAGGTACTGGTGGTCTTAAGGTCATGTAATTCTCCATCTACAATAATGTCGAATTGACCTGATACAGTAAATCCTTCTAATTCTCTATAACCACGTTGTTCGAGATATACAGGGATTTGGTCTGGTTCTACTGTTTCTGGGTTAATAACAACTTTATCTATTGTATTTTGATGGATACCGAGTTCCTTCATCGCTTTAGCATAATTGTTTGTCCATGCATACTCTAAAGAACTATGCATTGCTGTACCCATTCTAGAAGCAATTCTTTCTTGGATATCTGGAATAACAATTTCTGTTGTTGGTTCAGGTCTGAGATGTTCTGGAAATTCATCCGGATACATAGCTCTTCTTGAACCAATGATATAGCGAAGGGATTTCAGTAAGGTAGTAGTACTGATTTCATTTGCGTATTTAGCATACTGATATTCATCAGTTGCTAACCATACTGCTAAAGGTAACGGCAGATTAGTCTGATTTTGTAACATCTGTCTCACCTTTGTTTAGATTAAGGTAATTGATAATCTCTCTACGTTCACGTTCTAAAATAGAAACACGAAGTTCGA